ATTTAAATGCTTCGGTTAACTTTCCTCTAATCCATTGTGGTGTAGAACTCTTTGCAGTTTCAATACCCATCATTTTGAGTTTTGGTTCTGCATATCTAACACCTTCTGAGTCATATACATTAAGAATATATCTTTTCTTTGCAGTCCAAATACCTCTATCTGCAATTACCTCTCGACCCATTTCCATCTTTTGTTGGAACGCGTTGGTATATTCTGCAAGGTCTTGAAATCCATCTGTCAATACATCCTCAATTTTATCCTTTGCAACCGTATCTAAAAAATCAATAATTCTATTCTTTGGAGTGTCTTCATCAAATATTTGAGACACTAATTTATCCATAGTAATGTATACTGAATCAGTGTCCATTGCAATTACATAATCTTCACCTTCGGTTTGAAGAATCTTATTAAGGTATTCATTAATAGTTTTTTCAGCCCATTTGATCACCATCTGTCCTGATGTTGTAATTGCTTCTGCAAGATCAACATTAAAGAAGGCAAAGTATTGGTTAGCAAGAGCTCCGTATGCACTGTTTAAGGCGATCTTTCTAACTTGTTGGTTGTTATAAGCTCGTTTAATTAAAGTGTCCAGTTTAACTCTTCTTTCTGCATCTGCACTCTGATATTCAACCTGATAATCAATCATCTTTTTCTTCCATAACTTTCTTTCGTCATAGAATTTTTCCATGAGTTCGGGAAGGAACCCTTGTTTGTCTCGATTGAACACTGCCCCATTAGGTGTCACGGTAAAATTGTCTACATTTGAAATTGCGGAAAGTTTCCTTAATTCTACTTCTCGATTGAAATCACGGTTTAAGACACTTGCGACACTTATATCGGCCTTACCTTTAATCATCTTCTCAGGAGAAATGTTATACTGCATAATTAAGTGAGGATATAGACTATTCAAGTCAAATGATACTACCCAATTATGACCACCTATTTGTGGTTCTTTTACATAAGCTCCGACAATCGAATGAGTCTTTCCATCTCTTCTAAGTTGTTGTGGTGGTGTTGCAATGTTCTGTTCTTTTAAGAAGTTGTAAATGATGGTTTCCCAATACTTAACCATTCCAAAAGTATCATTAAAATTACACTTTGCATTGTAAGACATCGTTAAGACCAATTCAATCAATCCTAACTTCTCTTCTAACTCTTCAATAAGAACTACATCCCTGACATTATACTCTAGGAACTTATGATAATTCTCTCGGTAAAGTGTATGAAGATTTCCATACTCAGAATAATCTAACTTACCTTTACCTAATTCTACATTTGCAATATGATCTAGTTTATAACTCTCTTGATTAACAAATGTATGTTTTCTATATAAGTCCAAATAATCAACAATGTTAATTCCATACAAGGTGTATGCCATGTTCTTTTGATAACCCATCTGATTCCATTCTCTTACATCAGACATTTTCCATGGAGATAATTTCTTATGTTCACCGTCTCCAAATAATCTATCAATACGATTACAAAGATAAGTCACATCAAAAGCATCAACATTCCAACCAGTAATAATATCAAACGACTGTTTGATCCAATAATCCATAAACTCTCTTAACAGTTCATGTTCATCTTTACAGTTATGATATATGACATCTTTATTATCCCATTCACCAATACCAAATGTATGTGCAATTTTATCAAAAGGTTTTATAGTTATTGCATTAACTTTTTCTTTTGCTTCGGCTGGTTCGGGAAATCCCTCTTCACATTCACACTCAATATCAAGTGATGCAATTCGGATTAAATCTTGATTGAATTTTATATTTCCTTGAAACTTATCTGCAATATAAGTGTAGACATATCTGTCATACCCATGAATCTCAAATCCATGAGTGTCCTTATATTTTTCTCTGAACTTTCTTGCACCACCCATTGAATTGAGATTGACAACCTCAAGTGGTCTTCCATCTAAAGAGTGATATGGAGATTCACCTTTCTTGGATGGAATGTAATGATTAGGACGATATGCAACAGACAGTTTTACCTGTTTGTTATCTTTATATCCTTTGACGAGAATCTTGTCGCGAGTCCGACAGACATTTGTATAAAAATCCATACTGTTATTATACCACAGTATCTATTCTTTTAATAGTGTCTTTTCTACTCCAAATTGAGTTTCTATAGCAGATTTTATATCAATATATTTTGCAATTAACTCAATTTCTTTTTCTATTGTTTCCAAATGATCAGGATGTTCTGCGACTCCTGCTGGATTTTGTAAATGTATCTCTACATTCGTTGTGTGTTTTTGAATTTGTGCTTCTGCAGTTTGCACTAGCGTTTTTAGGATTTCATCCTTCATGTGTATAGTCATAATATAATTATTCCCCTCTTTTGTTTCCAGTGGCAACTTTATAATTCGTTTCTAGAGCTGGTCTAGGTTCAAAACAAGAAACAACTTGTCCCCAAGGGATTGTAAAGGTATACTCTTTTGCATAAGCATGCCATGGTGCAAAACTAACACTCATCGACTGAGTATCCTCATTTGCATCTAATATAAGAACATTACAATCTGCTATTGTATAGGTTCTCCTCAACCAATTTGTGGCCACGAATCCAATAAGGGTTTGACCACCAACTAACCTTAAACATTTTACCTTAGGCATTTAATACTAACTCCTGTAATTCTAAAGACCTTCGACCTACTTGACCGAACCATCTTGAATCTTCCATTTCTACTGCCATTTCTTTCCATTCATGGCGATTTACACAACCTAACATTTTTCTAAATCTAGAAAGTCTAGTTGCTCCTAAATTAAAACACATATTTACTAAAACATGTTGGATGTTTTCGGGAAGATCATCAAAATCATCTACCAAATGTTTAGTTTCAACCAAATGTTTATGAAAATCTAATTCATAATACCCATCCACAATATCCTGTGAAACAGGTGTTCCAGCTGGTTGACCGTGTTCATGATCATCGGGTTGAATCAAATGACCTACGCCAAGTGTTAAATATCCCAAAGAATCTTTATAAATTTCTAACACTTCACCTTCATGTCTCTTGATCTGTTCCTTCAATATCTCTTTGTTCATGTTTCATCTTTTCCTCTATGAGTTCTATCAATATATCACCCATAAGTGTGTTTAGTTCTGTATTATTTAGGAGTGTTTCAAAGTCCTCTCCTGACTCAGGAAGTCTCCTAATCGTTCTTTCAAAATTTATGTTAGGTTTACCATCTTCGAATTGGACTTTACCGTATTGATATACTAAACCTACCCATTCACCTTCTAAAATCTCTATAGCTGCATCATCCTCATTAGGATTTTCTACAACTTGATACACTGTTCCAAATAATTTTGTCATTATACTTCCCATGGGAATACTACCCATTTTCCTTCGTTAAGATGTAAAAATTGCACATCTTCGTTATTAGGTCTTCCAAATAAACATACTGGATGAACATTATCTTTGTTTATAAATTTTAAAACACTCTTCATCGTTTTTCCAGTATCATAAATGTCATCTACTACTAATATTGCATTGTTTACTTGTCTACCCATCTTGTTTAATATCCAAGCTGGACTCTTGTCCTTACCATCCCTAGTTTGAAATCCTATAATACTCATTTTCACATCTTTTATATTAGATAGATGTGTTGCAATAGGAAGACTTCCTCTATAAATTCCAACCACATGATTAAAGTCTATATTCTCTGCGATATAGTGAATGTCCTTATTATATTGACTATACTTATATAAAAGCTTAGGTGAAGAACTCATTTAACGAACCCCCCCATTGTTCGGGTAATTTATCCTGACTTCCCTGTAAAGGTAGCCAGTCATTAACAAATTGTCCATAATCAGTTATTTTTGATAAACCCCTATCATTCAATAGTTTTGGGTTATTAGTATATTTATCTACAAAGTCCATGTAATGTTCCACAACTTGCATCTGATTAAAGAAAGGAATCAACTTTGCACCGTCTTTACCTATATCACTATTGTATAATCTTTCTTTATCAACATTCTTTGAAGACCATTTTGTGCATTCTTCGATCATAAAATCATAATCTGTAATACCAAAACTCTCAAAAGCTTCTCTATTAGATTCTAACATGTCACCGAATACTGGAACTAATTGTTCTTCATAAATGTGTTGTGTTGCTTTCTGTGTTGTTGCTGGACTATCCATATCGATATTAACCCAGTTCTTATCTCTATACCTAGAGAAAAACCATGAGTTTGCCTGAGTAGATGAATCATAAGATACATTTTCTACAAAATCAAAATAGTCAGGTGATACAAAAAATGGCATCATCATTTCATGTGAACCTAATCCAAGTAAGTGTATATTCTTTTTAAGTCTCATTGGAATTTGAAAATCTTTAACTGAGTAGATCATTTCCATTCGGTTATTAAATCCACTTCCACTACAAGCAGAGGCAAGAGAAATACTAACACATCGTTCTAATTCTTTTTCAGTTAAACCATTAACAATGGTTTCAATATATTCTCTATATGATTCTAAATCTTGTCCTTGAACAATAAGTGTAATCTTAGTGTCAGAGTCTAATGCGTCAAACATTTCTATTTGTCGTTTAACATTTGCAAGAGTTGTTCTTGCAGTCATACCAGTCTCTTCTCTAATAAATCGTCTACCAGCTGTAGATGTTTTCATTGACCATCCACTATTTGAACCATCAAACTCTACTGGAATATCATCAAATATCATTGCAACATCTGACCATGATGCCTGATGTCTATAAATTTTATCTTTTATCTCAGGTGTTAAACCACCTTTAGTTCGTGATAGTTGAAGACCACCACTGTCTGAGAAATGGTGATGCCAAGAAGGCATTAAGGTTCTAATTACTTCACCATGATTTGGTTCAGTGTAAGAATTGAATAACATTGAACAAGTCTGATAATCATACTTGCTATTCATGTGCCAAATCTTTTTATTAAATGCTTCGGCATAAGGTTGAAGAGTTGGTGCCTTAATATAAAGATCACCAGTCCCCATGGTCATGCCTGAGATTACATATTCAAAATTAATCATGACTATGAACGATAGACATAAACTCACTTCTTGCTTCGGGAATATCGAAATATGCACCACCCAATCTACTTGTTACCATAGATGAGTTTACATCTTCAACACCTCTTGCTTTTACACAAAAATGATCACAATCCATATACACTGCAACATTATCCGTTCCAAGAATGAGTTGTAATGCTCTAAAAATTTGTTCTGTTAATCGTTCTTGAACCTGTGGTCTTCTTGCAAAGAAGTTTACCACTCTGTTTAGTTTGGATAATCCTATTACATAACCATCGGCAG